GCTGAAAGCAACAGGCATAAAAAAAGCACCCGAAGGTGCTTGATGATTAGCATGATGGTTTCTTACGATGCAAGAATCGCTGCAGCTCTTGCTGCTGTCAGCACCGGCGATGAACTTGGCTGCGCCTGCAGGTACGCCATGCCGGCCACCAGATCCGGGTCGGTCGCGACAACTCGCCCACTGGCCGCAATCGTCATTTCCAGCGTATGCAGGAAGTCGTAAGCAACGGGGTCAGTGTTGCCCAGCGTGCGGATCGCGATGCGCTCGGCGGGGGTAAAGAGGCGATAGAACGCATAGGCGTCCCATGACTTGGCCGATGGCGCTTGCTGGATGGTTACGATTTCGCTCATTTGATCCTCACGTATTGACCTGCGGTTGGCGCATACTGCTGACCGACATAATTCGGAGTGACAATCGAGGCTCCGAGATTGGTGCATGAAGCCAAAGAGCCACTATGGTTTTCCAGCCATTGTGCATTGCAATAGCTTATTGCGTTTTGCACGTTGGCCTGTGAAGCAATCGATCCGCAGAAACTTTGGAATGGTGACCACGATGCGCCGTGATCGGTAGACATCTGATAGACGGGAGGGAGCGTACTGGCTGGGTTTTTAGGACACGCGATGACCGTTCCAGCCCCGTCAGTAACGAGCAAAGGAACCGCAACTGTCATTGCCGTTTCGTAACTGAATCCTGCGCTCAGAGTCCAGGTGATGCCATCTGCGGAAGTGATGACCCTACCGGTGCTAGTGATAGCAACATGCCGCGTGCCATCGAATACAGCGTCAACGATGCTCTCGCTCGTTGCGAATGTGATACCGGAAGCCGCAGTTCTATCTGTCCACGCACCACCGACTGCGGCGCAGGTAGCGATCAGTCCCGTCGTGGTACTCGCACTTGCGCCAACAGCTACGAACAGCGCCGCACCGTAATTGACCGCATTTGCTTGAGTCATGCCTATGTTGGTGCCAGCACCGATTGTCCACGCACCACTTGGATTTGCCGCTGCAAGGTACGCCTGTTCGCCCGCTGTCGCGTTCAATGATGACAGGGCAAGCCAACTGCTATTACCAAAGCACAAAGCACTCTTTACCGGGCAGGTTGTGAATACCCCCCCAACCGCCGCCATAGTGGCCCCGTCCGTGGAATACAGGAACGCAGTATTGGCCGTTCTGTGAGAGCATACAATGCTCATTGCGCCGTTCACGGCTGGTTTTGCTGTTTGGTTAAATGCGCTATTGCTTCCAGCTATTGATGACCCGCCTGCGAGTGCTAGAGCCAAGGTTGTTCCAGTAAAAATAAATGATCCTGAAGCACCAGTTGAAGGTACAACTATGTAATTTCCGCCGATGAAATAATATCTCATCCCAATACCAGTAACTGCACCCACTCCCGACCCAAGCGACCCTGCTAAATTTCCGAACACACGCAACTGCGGCGCACTAACCATCGCCGGGGCATAGCTTGCATCGTAGGATTTGATGTTGCCAGTGCGAAGATATTCGAGGCCATTTTGCGTGAAATTGACGACTGCATTCGCCAGGGGCAGGGTTGACCCTATCGGGATGCCGTTACTAACAAAGTCTGAGATAAATCCGGTCGTCATTTAAATTCTCCAGTCGCCAAGCGTTGCGTCGTACGTGAATACGCGGTGCAGGTTTTTTAGATTAAGAAACAGTGTGGTGTTGCCCATCACGGTTTTGCCATTACCGAGCAGCGCGCAGTTGGCAACATCGAAGCTGCTTTTGATGTCCATCACTTCAACTTGGTCGCCATCGTTTGGTGCGGGCGGGAGCGTGATGTTGAATGCACCAACGGTCAACGTGTCAGCCTTGATGCGGTCGCCGACCACTGCGGTGTACGCGGCAGATTTTGTGATCCATGCGCGTGCGTACAAAATCTGCGCCCAATTTGTGGGATCGGCGGAAGGATCGGTCGCGGTTGTGCCTGCGACCCTGCGGCGATAAGTCTGGAAATCTGTTGGACTGATGGCGCAGACACCGAGAGCGTAGTTGGTAGCTGCGACCCACATGATTGCTGCGGCTGTCGCTTGTGCGGTCGCGGCGCTGGCTGCTGCCAAGACCGCTTGCGCTGTCGCTAAAGGCACTTGCGCGACCGCCGTCGCAGCGTTCGCATTGACCTCACCTGCGACCGTGTTGACCTGCCCCCGGAACGCTTCCAGTTCCACCGCCTCCGCTTTCTGTGCCAGCACAAAGGCCGCGGCCGTGGATGAAAACACGCTCGGCGACATCGAGGCTGGATCGGGTGCCGCCGGCAATGGCGTGATGGACTGCGTGATCGTTGTCATTTAGATGAGCCCTTTTATTTCGATTGGTGCGGTTTTCCCGCTATTGCTGACCGGGACTTGCCATGACCCCAGGTAGCCGTAAGCCATGGTTATTTCATAATCGGATGAGCCGATAAAGACCATCGGCGTGTCGGTGTACAGTGTCAGCAGGCGGAACGCCTCGCTCTCGAACCCGTCAGGAATATGCACCTCCAGATTGAGCCGCTTGGCGTTTGCCCGCGGAACGAATGTGGTGTTGCCGAAGGTATCGGTCGAGGTGCCGGAATAGCTGACGATGCCGCCCATGACATCCCACTGCGTCGTTCCGAGCGTGACGCTCTTGCCGACTACACAGAGGCCGCACTTGGCCGTGCTGCCCGTGTTATCTACAGTGATCGTCAGGGCGCTTGCCGCATAGGGCGGCACATCGGCGAACACCGCATTGGCTTTGCGAATAACCGACTCGTAATACCATGAGTACCAGTCAAGAACCGGATGGCTGTTCAGGAGCTGCGTGCTGCTGTAGCCGCTTACCGATTGCGCGACCGTGACGCTGGATGCGTCCAGATTCCCCAGGAACACCGAGTTGACGACATCGCCCGGCGTAACCACGGCGACGATGGTATCGGCGTTGGTTGTTTGGCTGCCATAGACCTCATCGAACATCGCCCACGCATTGGTGCTGCTGATCTGAAGCCATTTTGTTGCGTCGCTGAGCGCGTTGCCTGTGTTGGCCGTCACCAGAGACTCATACAGCAAATGGACATTTGCCGAAATGCTCGACACGATCCCGCCGATACCGCAGGACGAGCCGGAGGCGTAGGGCGGATAGACGTTACCGACCACCTTCCACCACGCGGTATCGCTTTGCGCGTGCCCTGTATTCCCCGCCTGCAATGACTGGTACACGATCTGCGGTGAGCCGTACACCGGCGCCAGGCCGGCCCGGTCGCCCAGTGCGTAAGTCGTGCCGCCCGCGTAGGTCGCGGCAACCGCCTCCGGAACCGTGGTGCTGGTCAGGATCGCATCCGTAACCGTCATCGGCCGGATCATCTTGAAGTCGGCGGAACTCACAATGTAGCCCTCGCCGGGGCCGGCCCGATAGCGTCGGATTTCTCGGTGATTTGCGAAATCCTCAGATTTGTACCCTTGATCTGGACCAGTTCCGCTTTCACGTTGACCAATTCTGTCTTCATCGTGTCATTGGTTTCTGTCAGCTTACGCAGCAGTACGTTGGTCTCATCCCGCGCGGCGCGCTGCATGTCAACGAACGGACGCGGGGTGATCTCCTCGCCCTGGTGAATCTGCGCAAGCATGTCGTGCGGCACGTAGCCAGTCCCGACCGCGAACGACGGCAGCTTGATGCCGTACTGCGCTTCCCATGCCGCGCGGATTTCCGGGAACTGCTTGGCGACTTCCAAAATCGATTCTGTCGATTTTAGATAACCCAGAATGGAGCCATCCGCACCGTTGAATTGCGTGATGTCACCCGACAGGCGCGTGAACGACGCACCTCCTGCGTAGGCGGTCTTGTCGCCTTCCTTCGTCGTGGCGAAGTACGTTTTTAGGTCGCCGGTCATGGTGGCCAGCGACGCGGCAGCGGTGGTCGCGGTGCCCGAGTCCGCGCCTTGATAGCCTTTTTTGAGCATCTCGTAGACATCGGCGGCGAACCCGGACAAGGTGGTGTTCATCGCTGTCAGCGTCGTGACCGTTGCCGCCGTGTTCTGCACGATCATGTCCTGAGCACTCGCCTGGATGTTTGCCACACCCAATGTGTCGGTCAGGGAATTCTCGATCTTGGCGCGGTCACGCAGATAGTCCTGCAGCGTCACGGACTGACCCAGGGATGCCGTCAGGAAGCTCTGCGCGGCGGAACCTAACGCGCCCGCAGAGTTCGCGTCACCACCCCGTGCCAGGACGGTGAGCGACTGGAACTTCGCCAGTGCCGTGCCGTAGCTGTCCACAAGCTGCGCGGTTTGATCTTGCACGGACGCCAGGGCCGACTGGATCGACGCCGCCGCCGCCTGCCAGTTGGATGCCGCAGCGCTGGCAGCGGCGTTCGCCGCCGTTGCCGCTGCAAGGCCGTTGTCGGATGCAGCAGCGGCCGTGCCGAAGAATTTATCGATGCCTGCGTTGGCCGTCGTGGATAGATCGGCAATTTGCTTGTTCCGGTCTTGTCCGACGAAATAGGCGCTCGCAGCCGCATTGGCCGCAGCGGCGGCGGCAGTCGCTGCCGCTGTGAGCGCCGCTTTCAGGTCCTGCGCCGCCCATACCTGCTGTTGCAACGCGATCAACCCGGTGTCGGTCAGGTTGTTGAGCGTTTGCTGCCGAGACAGGGCGGTTGCGCCCTTGCTGTCCCCTTGCGCCGTCAGCAGCTGAATCTGCATCGCGGTCTTGGCGTCCGCGAGCTGTGTGGCAGCAGCGGCGGCGGCAGTAGCGATTGCCGTGACGGCTGTAGAGGCGTCATAGAACCCGCCCGATAGCGCCATGAGCTTGCCGTACATGGTCTGGCCGGCAACGGTCGTCATATCCAACCCGGATACCAGCGCGCGGAAGGCATCGGTCGTCGCCGGCAGCGGCACGCCCAGGGCAGCGAACTTGGCGGTCATATCGGCGATACCGGCGTCGGCTTTCTCCTGCGCGGTGAAATACTTGTCGTAGTAGGTCGTGATGCCTTTTTGCAGATCGGCGAGGCTGCCTGCGCCCTTGATCATGTCTATCGTCACGTCCTGCAGGGACGCGTTGAACGACTTCAGGACATCACGCACCGCGACGAGTTGTGTGTAGAGCGCGATCATGTCTGGGCCGGTCCCGGCAAAGCCGTCGATGATCTTACCGATGCCCGTGCTCTTCGACATATCCAGCGTCGTGTCGGTAGTCCAGGGAGTCGAAGCACCAAAAAGCGAGCTTGTCGTCTTGGTCGTGTACTTTCCGCCTTCGGCGGCGACGATGCTTTGACGGCTAATTTCCGCCATCACGTCGCCCTGCTTATTGATGATGTCGGTGTAGCTGATGGCGGTGACGCCAAGCTTTTCAAGGGCGGACTTTGCGGATTCGACCCCGGTCGCCACGCGCACAACGGTTTGGAAGTAACCCTCTCCAACCTGCTGGAACTCCTGCATACCGGGAATGATCGCTTGAACCGCCGTATCGCTGATCGTGGAAATCCAGTTGTTGATCGCGTCGGATAACGCCGTGCCGGTCAGCCCCTTGATGCTGAGTGGGAGATTGATCGAAAAATTATTGATCGCGGCCAAGACAGAATCAGAGTTCAGTCCCAGCGCCGCGCCAGCGGTCTTGATTACCGTTCCGAGATTGGTAAATAGTTGACCGAACTGGCGCGACAGTTCCGGCCCCAGTTCGCCGTTGATTTGCGACGATGTAGTTTTCTTGACGAGCCCAAACCAACTGCTCTGCGTTCGGTCCACGTTGGCGTACTGGCTGATACCGGTCCCTTGTCCAAACTGCCCGAGTGTGCCGCTCGCCGTGAAACCGGAGTCTGTGACGTTTTGCGTCGTCTTGCCCCATAAGCCTTGCAGTGCCGTGATAAGGCCGCCGATGACCGGCAAGTTCTTGGTCAGGAACGAATCGTTGATCCCGAACATGCCCAGGATAGGGTCGCCGGTATTCTTGCTTAGCGTGCCGGTTTGAAGCCCCGGCACGGTGCCCGACGCTATGCCGTTTGTCCTGAAAATGATATTGGCGACGCCAGCGATGGACGCCTCGATATTTTGCAGGGAGCGCGCCATCTGCTGCGTGTAGGTCAGCGTGATGTCGGAATTGCTCCCAATTAATTTCAGGGAGTCGGCGATCGAATTCGACTTGGCTGTCGCGTCGCCCAGCACCGTTCCGCTGTTCTGCGTTTTCTGCACGTCGGCAGCGGATGCGCTGCTACCTCCCGAGTCGAAACCTCCGCTGACAGCGAAGCCCAACGCGCCGACGGCAGCCGCCATGGCCGCCATGCGGAAGAATGCCGAATACGGATCGCCGCTGGCTTGGTTCAGCACTGCCTTGACGGCCATCTGCCCCATCTCCACAAGGTTCATTGCCATTTGCGCGGCGTGCGCGACTTCCGCGACTCCTTGCAGAGTTTTGTACCCGGCCGAGCCGACTTCGAAGAAATTTGATGCGGCGGAGGCCATATCGCCATAGGCGCCAATGCGGCCGGATAGGTCTTCTTTGTGCGTTACCGCTTCTTTCTTCTCAATGTCGGACAGCGTCTTAAATCCCTTGGACAGCCCCTCCAAAGCAGTCGTTGCCCCCTTGAATCCGTCACCCAATGTAGATGCCGTTTTAGCCATCTCACCAAGCTGAGTTGACATATCAGCCAGACCGGCGATCTTGAAATCAATCGTGGATTTTGCGTTCAGGTCGTCGATCGTCTTCGTGACGATCGCGGTGAAGCTTGCATAGGCGGCTTCCTGCTCTGCCGTGGCGCCAGACGCAGACGCACGCGCTGCCGCGATCGCCACGTCCGCAACTTGCTGCTCAAGCGCGATCCGCTTTCTTGCGGTTTCCGCGTACAGTGCGACTTTTTCAGTCTCGACGCCCCTCATCCTGACAAGCATGGTGGTGCGCATTTTGTCATCCAGGGCCGTGACGTTCTGCGTGGCGCCGCCGATCGCGCCGGTTCCCTGCGCGCTGGCAAGTCGTGTTTTCGCGGCAATCAAATTGTTGATGTCGGTCAGCATGGCGGCATAGATGCCGCGCGCCTGCTCGTTCAATCCCTTCTCTTTCAATAGCTGCTCGATCGCCGTTTGCTCGCCCTGCATTTGCACGACGGTAGCGCCCGTAGCGGCCTGCTTCATCGCCTCGATCTGATCTTTCGTCTTGCCGATCTCGGCATTGTGCTCAGTCTGCTTATCGATCAAGGCATTCAATCTTTTAAGTTCGGCATCGCCCACCGATGTGATCGACTTGATCAACTCGTCATAGGATTTTTTGGCGTCAATCTTCGCTTGATTTGCCTTCTCATCGGCGATCAGTGTCTCAAGCAGATTCGTCGTCCGCAATTTCTCTGCGTCGGATAGCTTGATGACGCCGTCGCGAAGATCGGCCGCAAACTTGGCCGCCAGCTTTTGCCCGTCGCTCAGCTTGGTGTCGCTGGCCAGCTCCATATCCTGAGCGGTTATTTTTTCGTTGATGAGCTTGCTCAGTTTTTGGAAGTCGGTCAGCTTTGCGGCGACCTCTTTTTCCGCGTATTGCTTGCGGATGCCCGCCATCGTCGCGAGGCGCGTTTTCTCATCATCAGCCGCCATGGTCCCTTCGGCGACAATCGACTGTTGCCCTGCGAGATATTTTTTAACGGCGTCTTCACCCTGCTGGGCGCCGGTTTTCAGCGAGTCGACAATAGCCTGATGATCTTTTACGGCCTGGATCGCCTTGGCGTGCAGCTGGTCTTGCAGCGCCGCATCGCGCTTGTCGCTTTCCTGTAGATCCTGCTGTGTTTTGTAAATCAGCAAATTCGCAGCGACCTCGTCCATCGTCGCCTTGATCTTCCGCGCGTTGTCGCTATCCTGCCCGGCGCCGCCCAATGCCGCCAAGTTAGCTTGCGCGCTCTTCAATTGCTGCTGCGCGCTGGCTACCTTCTGCTCCACGGTGGTATCGCGGCCAATGCCCTTCAATACATCCCAGAAACTGCTCAGCGCCATGCCGGTCGCATGCCAAGCGGTCGACAGATACCCCAGGTTATCCGCGTTCTTCTTGGCGTGATCGTCGAATGCAGCCATCGTTTCCTGCATCGCCTGTTCGGACTGGCCTTCTTTTTCCAGTGTGGCGATGTGGTCGTATTGCGCCGCCGTCAGGAAGTGATAATGCTTGTTGTGCGATTCGGCCCATGCCGCGACGCCATCCGACATCTTCTCGAAGTCCTTGACGACATCCTCCGAAGACATGCCAGACAGCTTCGCGAAGTCGATCGCAGTCTGGCCGGCGATCGTCAGCGTAGCACCTGAGAATTGACCGGTTGCCGCGAGCCCCTGCAGCATTTCGCGCGCGGAACCGATGCCGACCTTCGAGCCGGTCGCCATGCTTTGCGCCATCGCGTTGAACTGGCCTTCCGTGATGCCCGCATAGTCGCCGGTCAACTTCATCTGCTTGTTGAACTCGGCTGATTCCATCGCGCCCTTGATGATGGCGAAGGTAAATGCCGCTACTGCGCCGACCTCCGCCAAAATCGCCATTCCGGCAGCGCTAAACAGTAACGACATGGCGCCGGTACGCTCACCCAGCACCATCATCGACCCGCCGAAGCGCGAGTAATTGCCCTGGCTGAGTTCGTGCGCCAAGACCAGCAGCTCACGCTTCGCAGCGGCAGTCTTGAAGCTGAATCCCTCGATCGCTCCACCGGCCGCGGTAGCCTCTGCGCCATGTCCAGCGAGCGCACCCTTACCGGTATTCAATTCAGCCGAGAATGACGACTCCGCGCTTTTCATGGCGTCTAGTCTGGCAACCAGCTTTTGCGCCTCGTCTCCGACCCCGAGCAGGTTGGCCTTGTATAGCGTCAGCTGGTCCTTGGTCATGCCGAGCGTGGCGATCTGATCCTTCAGTGATGCAATCAGGCTCGCGCCGGCGTAGGATGCGCTCTTGGTTGCATCGGTGGCGCCCACCATGGCGTTGATGTTGCGTTTGACCGAATCGGAAAGGCCGTCAAATTGAGATCCAGCGCCGGCAACCGAACTCTTCATCTGCGCCATCGCAGCGGAAATCATCGTATTCGATGAAGCCGCGTCAGACCGGGCTTGCGCCATGTCCAAAGACAGCTGAATTTCGAGAGCGCCTGCTGGGAATGTCATTTTTTATCCAATAAAAAACCCGCCGAGATTGCCCTGGGCGGGGTAATGAAATCAAAGCAATTTACATCTAGATATTACTGTTTGATAAATATCGGCTGCTCGATAAGCCCTGTGCCCGGTACGTAAATGGACGCCGCCACATTGAACCGCTTTTCGGGCGTGGTGCCATCGTTGCTCGCGCTTGGGTTGGCAACCTTGAATTTATTGCCGCTCAGCCAATAGCCCATGTATTGAGTGCCGCCGCCGGCGGTGACATTGAACTCTCTGTAGCTTTCCGGGCCGGCAGTCATATAAATGCTGCCGATTGAAAATGTTCCAGTCATTGAGTCATTTTGGATAAATGCACCAGTATTTCCTTGCGCTATCCAGCATGTCTCCTTCGTCCCACTTATCGCTGTCCCAGTAAAAACGTAGGTCCTCCTCTCCTCGTACCCACCTTGGAGCGTCAATCCGCAGACGCCGCCCGTAAGGTGGCTGCCAGTGGAATACACCCACTTACCATCAAGCTCTGTGACGCCGTTTGCATTCAGCGGCGAGGCGGCGTCACTTGATCCGCCGCCACCACAACCGGCGAGCAGCGCAATCAACACCGCAATAAATGTTATTTTCATGCCATCCCCTTAAAAATTTACAGTATGGCACTAAATTCTTTTCAATCAGCGGCCATTTGCCGCATTGCAGCCATCATGTCCTGAGCTACTTGTTTCTTGCGTTCGCCGCTCACATCAACAGGCTGCCACGGTGCCGGATGGTCGCGCTTCGTTGCTTTGTGTGACTCATTCACATACTCAACCGAGAGCCGCTTGAGCGTGCGGCACTCCCATGGATTGAGCTTGATTCCGATATTTCGCTGCCACGATTCCAGCTCGCCATGCGTGAGCGGCGCCGAACCCATGCCGCCCGACATGGCCGGCCCGACCTCCCAAAAGAAATCGAGCATGTATTTCGGCCCATCGAACGGCGGCATGTCAGGCTCTTTGCCGTCGCGCTCAAGCTTCTTCAGCCTGGATACTTCCTCTCTCTCCAACTTATCGTTTTTTGCCTTCTCCGGCACGGCGTGCAACCACGCCGCATACCGGACCTGAAGACTTAATTCGTCGAGGAGAGCGGCGTAAAATTTCCATCTTCAGCCAGGAACTTGATTACCTGCCTCTTGATGTAACCGAGCTTCGGATTCGAATACAGCGCTTGGGCGCCGCCGTCGATCGGGAAGTTGTCAATCTGCGCGGTACATGCGACGAGTTTTTCAATCACTTCCTTCTCGGAATCCTGCGCCTGATTTTTCACGGCCTTGCCGCGGAACACGCCTTGCATGCGCGATGTTGCGGCATTGTCTGCGCGGTACTGCGCCCGGACGTTCTGCTCGCTGCCGGAGCCGTACAGGGTGATCTTGACCGGCTTGCCGTCGATCAGCAGATCGTCGTCATCCTTTGCGTTTTGCACTGTCAAAACGGCGGTGTCCAAAAGTTCAAACTGGGAAATATCGAATGCCATGATTGTGTTTCTCCAAAAAAGTTAAAGAGGAAAAGAGCCCGCGACGTAGGCGGGCTCTGTTATTGCGTGAAGCGTAAAACGTGACCAATCTTACGTTGCCGCGACGATAACCGGCTTGCGGCAGATTTCAATCATGACGGCCAGTTTCTGGACGGTATCGACGGTGCCGTCGCTGTACTGGTATTCCGACACGAGCACGTCGAAGTAATGAATTTCGCTCGTGGTGCCGGTACCCATTGGATAGGTCAGCTTCATCGAATAGCGGTTTTGCGATTCCGATGCCGCAGCCAGAATCACGAGTCCCGCATCGCTCGGGATATTGGCGATTGTGTAAGAGGCGGAGCCGTAATCTTTCGAGCCCTTTGCCTTTTCCACGACCGCAGTGCCGACCGAAGTAAATTTAATGATGTTTGCCTTCAGTCCGTGCGCGCCAAAGTTTTCAACTTCACCAATGGCGGTGTACGTCATCAAGGACCCGGCATAACCGGCTGCATCGTAGGTTGCTGGGAGTGCGGCGCTGACTGACAGTAGCGCACCCGACATCGTATTAATAGTTGTTGGAGCTGGCATGATTTATTTCCTTTTGATGTAAAAAAACCCGCGCGCGAAATGCGAGACGGGCGGGCTGGAGACAGTCCTAAGCGCCCTTAAGGAACACTTAGAAATATCAACAAGACGTAAAAAAAGCGCCCCGAGAGGCGCTTTGAATGGCGAGTGGAAACTGCTAACTTGGTTGGTTGTACATCACCTTAAAATCCTGCGATTGCATGAACAGCTTCACCGTGTCATCGCGGAAATCGGGGCCGAGCGTGGCACTCATAATCAGATTGACGATCACGCCATCGATCGTTGCGGAGCCTGACTTGCAGGCGGCTATTACCGCGTTCATCAAGGCTTCTTTCGTCGGATAATCGTTCGCCAGCACAGTGACTTGCACGCGCGCCGTGACGATCTGCCACGGATCGACCAGGCTCACCATCGTTTTCGATTGCTCGCTGACGATCGCGATGACGATGCATGGATAAACCGGATTGTCCGGGACGGTTACCGGATAGATTCGCGTGCCGACCAATGCCGCCACTGCCGAGTCATTTGCCAACAGGTAGCGGATTGGCTTGTATGCGCTCATGGATTGACGCGCTCCACCTCGATACCCTGCGCGCCCAGTTCGGCAATCAGGGCGGCGAGGCCGACTGTAAGGCCCTGGAAGTTGTGTATCGCCTCATACCGCTCGGTATCGAAGCCGAGCAGCAGAATTTTTGCGGCGCCAGCCATCGCGGCAATCCTGACTGCGGCAAGCGCATTGCTGCGTATGTGGACGACATTCCCCGGCGCCAGCGTCACAACTTCATAGGGAAGGCCCGCGTACAGCGCATCTATATCGCCCTCGAATCCGATAATGCGCAGGCCGGCGAAATCATTTGCTTCGGTCGGCCAATTTGCATCGATGGATACCAGCATATCGGCCCATGGCGCCATGACGACAGCGCGATTGACGGCGATGCATGGAAGATGCCGCACGCTATCCGCAAGCTCCTGGTCCATGCTGGGACCGGCGCCTATAACCGCTACTGTCTTGCCTTGCCACATCGGAGTAATTGCATACGGCGTCGTCACTCTTCATCCCCTTCAATCAATATGTCGGCAACATCCAGTCCGCCAGACTCGAGCCTCGCCCTGATTTGCTCACCCACAGCAATCACGGCCTCTTGTGCTTTCGCGTCGAACGCAGGACGAAGGAACGGCTTGGGCGTCATACCTGGATGCCAGACAGAATTAAAAACTTTCCCGCCGAATGCGATCTTCTTCAATACCCGCCATATTTCAAGCCGATACCGTGCGCAGCAGTCCCGAACTCAACCATGTGTGCATAGAACACGTCGACGCCCTTTGACTTGCCGCCGGCCTTCACATACCCGATCGCCACGCCATTCTTTGACCGCGATCCGGTCCGGATGCTGTCGCGCAAAGCACCCGGATGGCCGCCGTAGAGCTTTACTCCTTCGTCGCTGGCGGGTCCATCCGGGCAAATCAATCTGGCCTCGTCAGCGATGACCTTTGCGCCGGCACGTAATGCACTGCGCGCGATGTTCATTTGGATGCGCGGGGCGAGCGTGTCTAAGAACTGTTTTAGCTCGGCCAATCCGGTGACGTTGACAGTGGATGCCATGGCTATCCTTGGTTTGGCCCTTCAATCGCTGGAATCACGAGCTCGATGTTCCGTTCGTCCGTATTGCGTGGCGGACCAAGGTTGAAATACCGCCCGTTGTAGACGGCGCGCATCGCAGCAATGATGCCGGATCGATAGCGGATCGTGATTTCGTGCGAGGTTTCAGACTGCACGCCTTTGGCGGCGATCAGTTCGTGACTCGACAGCGGGCGGATGTCGGCCCATACGTTCGTCGCAAAATCCGTCCATGCTGTCAACTGGCCGCCGGACGAATCCTGGCCCGTTGATCTTTGCTGAATCGTGATGCGATGACGTTTTGACCCGGATTGAGTAATAACCGCCATATCACCACCACGTCACATAACTGTCGAGCAAGCCGTCGACAAACGATAGCGGCTCGATTTTTCCGCGATTCATCACAATGACCTCTTCGCGGAACACGTCGAGCGACCCGATGCGCAGCTTGATCCACTCAAGGATGTCGGCCGGCACTTCGCCGATGAAGCTATTGCCCGTTCCGACCGTCGTGATATCGATCACAGCGCCGCCGGCCGTCGTCGATAGCTGGTAGACACCAGCCGAAGGAACCGCGGCCACGTAATAATCCGTGGCAAGCTGAAGCGGCGCCGGCAACACGCCGCCACTGTTTGTAAGGCGCACTGCGTCACCGATCGCCAGCGCTTTCCATATCCCGATCGCGACCGTATCCGCCGTCGCATCCACAGTGATGGGCGCGGCAAACCCGGCGATGAACGTTACCCATACCGCGCCGATTTGCGGCAACGGAATAGGCCAAATTTGCCCGAAAACTGGCGTAATGCGGCACGGCTCGCTCGAATAATCGACCGTGTATGTCGCCGGGTCGACTGTCTGTGTCGTACCGTCCATTGCGGTGTACTTGATGGACTCAACTACCTGCACAGGCACGCGCTCAAGCAAAATCGCATTGCGTGGTGTCTGAAACGTCTTGCCCCATTGCACGCCGAAGAGACCGACGCCCGGGAAGCTGTCAAGCACCTGCTTGTAACGGCAGGCAACCAACTGCCGCCATGTCCGATTCTCGGCAGATTTGCGCGCCGCCATGACGGTCGCGGTAATGTGCGCGTCATCAATGCCGGCATCCTGCTTGATATGCAGAAGCGCTTCATTCAAATGCAGCGGCTCGGCAGACGGCGGCGTGACAACTTGGAGTGGCATGTTGACCTGTCAAAAAATAGGGGCGCCAAGAAGACGCCCCCGAGGGTTAGACTACTTGAGCGACGGCAGCCTGATTGAAAGCCGATGCTGGTGCGTAGAGCGGGTTTGCGCCCACGATCATCGCGCCAACAATCGATGCGGCGGTGCCGACGGTCAGCGACAGGGCAACAAAGGCAAATCCGTTGCTCCCGTCCAGATCGTCGCCGCGTAGCTCGATCGTTGCCTGCTTGTTATCACCGGCCGCCTTCAAAATTTGCACGATCGCCTTACCGGCCACGTCCTTGGCGCCAGTGCCTGCAGTATCAGTCGCTTGGCGCAACTTGGCATCAACCGTTGCGGCAGCACCGAGAACGCCGGTTTGAATCAGTGCAGCGATCGAATGAAAATTCGCAACAGAAACCCACGTTGAAACAACGGTGCCTGCGGCAACGCTGGCCGGGTCGAGGGTCGCCAGGATGGCGATCTTCTCATTCAGTTTGATATTGGTGTCCATCGTATTTCCTTTTCAGTTTTCGGAGGTTGCGGCGGCACTATGGCCGCCGTGGTTCATCGTGATTAGCGGGCGCCGAGTTGCACGAACGGAGACAGCTTGTTCGTGCCGTTGGCGGGGCTGATTGCCTTGGAAATCTTCGATTGGCCGTCCATGCGGAAGATGGTCCGGAACGCGGTTGCATCTGCATCGAAGTACAGGTGCATCGACGAAGCAGTTTCAATGCCGCCCGCCTTGGTGATCGCTTGGTAGTAGGACAAATCGACCAGATTCACGTCGCCGGCGGCCGTGAACGATTTGGCGTGCTGCGAAACGATGATCGGACGGCCCAACAGCGTGCCGTATGGGCTGCCCTGGATGCCGCCTGGAGCGACGCCGCTCGGAAGATAGATCGGGTAGTTACCCAGGGTCAGCGTGAACAACGCGGGCAGTACATCGTTATTGATGATCCATACCGCATTCGGGAACGAACCTTCTGGCAGGCGGGCGATCATGTTCGCCAGGTTCAATGCGCTCAACGTCAGCGTGGCTTGCGCGGCATCCTTCGCAACCGTCACGGCAGCGCCAGAATTCAACGATCCCATCGGAAGTGCGCCACCAACGCCGAACAGGATCGCCTCGTTCGTTTTCCATTGGATGGACGCGCCGATTTTCTTCGGCAGGTAAGCTCCCAGCGCGCTTGCATCGGCCAATAACTCATCACTGATCGGGACGAGCGCCATCAACTTCTTCAGCCGCAGCGAAGTCAGTCCAAGAGCCGGTTTCGTCTGCGTGCCAACGGCAGCCTCACCTTGCCAATAGGCGCGGATGCCGTCCGTGCCCCATGGTGTGGTCTCATCTTTCGGGAAGCTCATTGCGTTGCCGTCAATCGGCGTGTCGTCGCAATATGGGAGCAGCGCATTGTCCGTCAGGGACAGTGTGAAAATGTCCTTTGCGAATTGCGG